AGGTATCAAACTCATAGAAATACTTATCCTGATCCTCAAGTAATATAGCCTGTCCGAGATCCTTATTAGAACCATCAGTAAACTTACTATATCCATCAGCAACTAAGAAGCGAGTAGTAGTGCCTGTATCATTGACTACAAAACCCCCAGATAGATACTCAATATCATAATCTACCTCTACCCATAATAGAGCATCAGGAGACATCGTTACAAGATCCTCTGTATCTAACTTACTTACTCTCTGATTGAATTCATTCTCTAAGATAGGAGCAATATCAGCAGTTGGATATGCATCCACAAATCCTGATGTTCTATCAATCGTATAGATAGGCGATGCAGGGCGCACATCCTTATCCCCTGTCCAAGCATACACCTCTAACTTAAAATAATAGATATCACTTGCTGAAGATCCTGTTCCATTCCAAGTGATCAGAATAGGTGATCTCGTTCCTAATAATCCTGTAGGGCTAATTACCGCCATCTTTGTATTGTTCGTTTAATTTATCTATTGTAAACTCTAGAAAGTCCTCAACATCTAGAGCATAAGCCTCTACTATCTCATTAGGCAGTTTAGCATATCCTAATTTAAAAGGTCTAGAATAGAAGTTAGAAGCAGGTATTCCCTTCTTACCAATGCTCTTGACTATAGCCCAAGCCGTTTGGTCATAAGTCTGAAACTTCCCTTTATTACTTCTGAACTGAATCCTACGATCCTGAACCCATTTTCTAAGAGGTGTGAATGGTGGATTCTTTCCTGCCTTCCTTCCCTTATCTACCCACTCCCCATATTCATTCATGAGGAAGTCAAACTCAAAAGAGTTCGGCATAGCCTTCACATCAAAGTCCAGAGATTCATAAAGGCTATTAGTTACATTCTTCTTCTTTCTCGTAAGATTCTTTCTAGACTCCTTAACGAGATACTTCCCAAACTTATCTAACGCCTTCTTTGTATTCTCTCCCTTCATCTAGCAGATGTTGTTAGGGTTTATAGCCTCTATCTGTAGTGTTGCTTTCCATCCACATATATTAGACTCCATATCCTCATCAAAAGGCTCTGCTATTGGATCATTAATCAATCTGAAATAAGCATCATACTGATCACCTCTTCTGAAGGTAGCAAGTATCTCAGATATCGCTGCTAGAGTTCTATGATAGATATCCTGCTTCATCATATTTCCCTCATATAGATCCTTCGCTTCTTTGCTATAATCTACTATATCCATTACCAGAAGATCAAACTCATAAGTAATGGTTCTCTCTCCTAGAGTTGCCGTTCCTGTCATCACATGAGCAATAGGAAACATATCCTGCTTCCTGAAATCTAGATCAAAGATATCTCCCCAAGTAACTTGGTTGATCTGATCATTTGCTGATGCAGCACTCTCAAGTGCCTCCGTAATTTGATAATATCCCTTCTTCATACAATTAAAAAACCCTATCTGTAAAAATAGGGATAAAAAAAGAGGAGATCCACCACAGACCTCCTCAACCAAACCAATCTAGCGAACCACCACTAGATACCTAAATGCTCATCTTCTTCTTCCTCACATCTGCAATCGTAGTAATCAGGATCTTTTGATTCTCCACAAACACTACAAGTGCTATCGTGATAATACTGATAGCTTTCTAATTCCCAATCTAGATATCCCATTACTCAAAGAAGTTAATAATGTTAGTCAATGTGCATTCAAATCCGAATACTGCTGCTACTCTATGACATTGATTCAAGGTAAGATCTAAGCAGTATCTATTCTCCTTCAATCCTGTGATTAAGGCTTTAGTTGAATATGGGTATTTAATCATCTCCTGATCTATGACCTTGATTGCCTCTGGGCTTAACTTTTCGTATAAATTCATTATGCAGGTATTTCAAGGTTATCAATAACGAAATCATAAAGGGCAATAAATGCTAACTGCTGAATGTTTGTGATCTCACCAAACTCATTGTCCTTCCAATCTGTCATTCCACAGGCTTCAATAATCTGAAAGCAATCTGAATAATAGATACACTCATTATCTATCTCCTGATTTATAACTGAATAAACATCACCAGAATCGCTCTGCTCAATCTGATCCTGAAGATCTCCTAAAAATGCATACTTGTTAAATCTTTCCATCTCTCTATCTCTTTTGATTTATTCAAAGATAGATATAATTCTTAATTGACAAAGAATTTTAATTACTTTTTTTCATGATAGACTTTTCAACCTCATTCTTATCTATCTCATACTCCAGATAAGTGAGTGCAGTCCTTAGAGGTAACTCCGTTACTTTCTCAAATTGTAGGAGATCTCCTTTAGCAATCTGATGTACTGCTCCATACCATCCCCACTTTCTACTGAAGTTGGATTGGGCATCATATCCTTCTTCTCCTCCTTCTCCAAAGATTGTAGGAAAGTTATCTGTAAGTTGGTGGCGATACGATAAAAAAAAAGCAGACAACCTAGAAAGATGTCAGCAGATAGATCCTGAAATCCATTCCCATTATGTACCTCTGGATCATAATTCTCAATGCTATGCCTCCCAAACATCTTCTTAGTGATAGGTCTATATAAGACTCCTAATATCCTCTCAGCGTTCTTATATGGCTCTTGCAGATAGGTATCTAGATCTATATACTCCCCCATAGATATATCTTCTATCTTAGGATGAAATCCATACTCCTTACCCTTGAATTGAAATGTCTTAACTAGGTTAGGCTTTTCAGCCAATACATTACCTATCTGATTTCTGATCAGATCCAAATCCTTCTTCTTCATTCCCTCCTGCTGATCAGGAGTCAATCCACAGAACTGATATAATGCTATCTCATCACCATTCTCCTCATTAGCCATAAGGATGAATTTCTTGTATGCATTTAATTTAATATCTGATAGATTCTCTGGAATCTCTATGCTAACGGATTGTGTATCTCCCATAGTTAGGTTTGCTTAGTTTGTTATATACTCCATACCTGATAGCATCTATCAAGTGATTGTACTTATCCTCAGGCTTATTCAGAAGATTACCATTCTTATCCTCTAGCCATTTGTAATTCTCCATCTCCTTCATCAAGTTAGAGCCTATGATATGGATCTTAAATCTCTTCAACATATCTATCCCTGCATTGACTGAATCCGATCCCTTAGCCGTTGGCTTAATGTTCCATCCCATTCTATGTAGTTCCTCTATACTCTTAGGTTCTGCTGAATCACCGAAGATCTCATCATACCTTCCCATCTCTAGCTTCCTAAATTCTCTATCCAGATCCTGATTTGTGAGATTCGTAGAATAGATCATCTCCTCAAAGTATAAGTTATTCCCTTCCTGATAACATCTTACCAATGCACTAGGATCATTCGTGAATCCAAAATCAAGCCCATAAGATAGAAACTTAGCAGTAGAAGGAATCTGTTGTATAGTCGTGAATTGGAATACTTGCGCTCTGTTCGTTCCTCTCTCCCCTAATCCATAGACTCTCCAATAATGCTCATCTGTTTCCTTTAATCTCTCTATCTCATCTATGATAGTCTGATCTAGGAATGGATTGTCTCTGTATGTGGTTTGATAGAAGTCTGCATCATCTCTTGGTATTACTCTATCATAAATCCAATGGAAGGTATCTGAAGGGTTGTAGTCAAGAATGATTCTGCCGTTGGTACGGAATACGATTTGTTGCCAGTCCTCAAAGGTCAGTTCATTAGCCTCATTTAAGAATGCTAGATCTCTCTTCCTACCTCTAATCTTCTGAGGCTGATCCATAGATATAAACTCTACTAGATTGCCGTTGAGTATGTATTCAGAATTGGATTTGTTATGATTCTCCTCTCTATATAGATCTGATCCCTTCAGGATATCTATGAAGTCCCTCATGACTGAGGAACGCACCGCAGGGAATGTCTTTCTAGCGATTGTAATAGTCTTACCTACATTCTCCCCACAATAATAAAAGATAATCCATAAGAGGATGTTGTATGTCTTTCCTGAGCGTGTTCCTCCCTGCTCTACAATTATCTTCTTATCTGATCTCTTTAAATGACCAAATACTTTATTAACTCGGATCTTGCTCATCCACTTCCTCTATCTGAAATGTCTTTATTCCCTCATGAGATATCTCCTGTCTCTCAACATATCCTCTCTTCTTACCTTTAGTCTTTAGATAGAAGATTGTAGAGGTCGGATTCCCTCCCTTAATCTGTTGATGTAATTGAGACTCCGCAAAGTCTATAGCAACATTCTCCACATCCTGAACCGCTCTCCTATATTCTGGATCATTATCCATCCATAGATAGTGGGTAGTTCTTCCTATCCCTACGCTCTTACAGGCAGATGTTACTACTCCCAGAGATTTCTCTAGTGCTTCTAGCATTGCCTTTTTATGTTGTTCAGTTTTGTCCATATCGTTTCATTTCAAATGCTGCCGTTAATCTGTCTCCAGAACCTAATTGACCTACTTTCTTTTTCTTCAACTCTCCTTTATGAGGAGTGTTTCTACCAAAAGATGTACATCTCCATCTATTACTCTTCTTCAATGCATATATCAAAGATGGTGCTGAAGTTACTATGGTATATCTCTGCTTCTGTTCTTTAAAGTATTCTCCAACTGATTCTAATAATCTTATCCCGATTCCTGCTCCTTGATAATCAGGTAAGATAACCAATCTATGAACCTTCTTTATATTCTTTGCCTTTGGATGAGGGAAGTGTAACACACTAATAAATCCTGCTAATTGATCATTGACATATGCTAAGAATACATTCGCTGCATTATTATGAGTATGACTTAAATAGTGATGTTTAGCAAAGACTTCCCATGACTGCTTATCTTTTGTATGGAATATCTGGAAGTTGATTTCTGGTCTATTTTTTTTTTGACCCTCGTTACTACGAAAGGTCATGCTATCAGTATCAAATATCCAATCTGGCATAAGCCAATCCTCCACATCAAAATGACAGGTAACTGCTATGAATTGCTTCTTAGTCTTTCTTACCGCCTTCTGAACTGCGAATGAACCTATCTGAGCAACATTACGATCTACTACTGAAGTGAACTCATCAAAGACAATTAATTCCTGATCCTGTAATAATGAATTGGCGAGATCAACTCTCATCTTCTGTCCATTACTTAATGCTGAATAAGGTTTCAACCATGAAGGTGGTGAAGAGAAACCAACTGAATTAAACATAGCAGTGATTTGATCTACACTCTTATCCTTAGGCATATCATCCAGAATACACTCAGCAGAGTAATTGAATTCTGTTATATATGAATCTGGAAATAACTCTTTTGAGATTGTGGTCTTTCCAGTTCCTGATGATCCAACAATCAATCCTATCTGCCAGTCTTTAGGCATATCTATTGATCCTGTGAATCTCTCCTTAATATGATTTGATTGTAGATCAAACTTACCCATAACAGAAGCCACTCTAAATGACTCAACAGGCTTAGACTCTCTTATAATGTCAAAATTCGGCATTTGTACCCGTCTGCTATTAATTGGTTATACATCTTTTCTTGTTCCTCTTCAGATTCTAAATCAATCTCAATCTTAAAGGATTGTTCTAATTGATCGGATAGATCCTTTTCATCTTCTACTTCGTTATCTATATCAAAGTTAGGTATATCTAATCCCCAATCAGCTAACTGATCAGTGTTCCATTCATTAGCCAATAGATCCCAATCCCATTCACCGAATGAGGAGTTATCCTTAATGATGAATTCCTTCTCCTGTTCTGGAGTAAGGTTATCTGCAAAGATTATAGGTACTTCCTTGAGTCCTGCTTCCTCACAAGCCTTCAATCTCATGTTGCCTCCTAGTACGATCATATCCTGATTCACTACTATAGGTCTTAGATCTAACATCTGAGGAAACTCCTTAATGCTCTTTACTAACTTATCAAATTTATTACCCTTAATGAATCTAGGATTATCAGGATTTGACCTTACCTGCTTAATATCTACTCTTTCCATAATTATAGAACCCTTTAATACTCAACTAAGTTACGCAAAAACTCCCTCTCATGGGGAGCTAGTTTGCCTCTTCTATCTAGTTGGATCATAATCTCTAGTAGTTTATAGTAATTATTCTTGTTCACTAATGTGAGATCAGATCCTGCTTGATTCATTTATTAATTCTAAAAGTGAACCATTGAACAGAACACTCATCAAGATTCTCCTCAATCATAAATAAATGCCAACTCCAATTCCCTGAAGCAACTCTCAAGATAGTTACATTCCACCAATTAGGCTCCACTCTGTTCCACCCGAACAATTCAATATCAAAATACTTATGCATCTCTTTCTGTTTTAATTACTGCTCTTAATTGTGCTATCTCCTCCAGAGATAGATCCAGAATCATATCAACCTTATTCTGTATATCATTCATCATCATCTCATCTGTCTGATCTAACTTGCTCATAGGCTCTCTGATCATCATCTCAATAGATTTCTCTAGGTTATTCATCTGCTGCTTTACTCTCTGCGAGTAGATAGGTGTTCCCTTCATCAGATCCATCTGCTCTAGAGTTACCTGATACAAAGCCATCAATTTGACTCCGTGCTTAAATAATTCAAACTCAGTCATTTTCTATTCCGTTATCTTCTTTGTCTCGGTTACACAATGCTATGATGTCTT